CTTCAAGTCTCTTACGATCATGTACAGATTCCCTTTGTGCTGTTTGCAGGTCACCCTTAGTCTTCTTGAGCTCTTCAGTAAGCTGTTCAACTTGCTGTGCTTGTTGTGCAGCAATACCGCTTCGCTTCAAGACGCCTTCGTAATCGGCTACGTCAGTTTGTTTGAGTAGTTCCACTTGGTCTATTACACCCAACTGAAACAATTCTTTGTAATATTCAAATCTTGCCCATCTATTAGAAGGCAATGTAGAACCAGATACGACCTGGACATCATATCTACCTACAGTTATATCATTTGTTTTTCCAATAAAACTACCAGTAATAGGGTCAAACTCTCGCTTGTTTACTTCAATTTCTTTAGGACCTGTATTAGGTTGTAGCAGCCTAATCATTTTTTGGTCAGTATACATAGCTTGCATTAACTCTATTATAATTTTACCCATTACATTTAAAGAAGCTTCAATGTCATCTTTCTTTGACCTAATTCTTCTTTGTCCAAATTCATCAATAGCAATAGTACCTTTATAGGTTGATGGAGTATTCTTTGGGTCTCCTTGCATTGATGAGTATATTCCTAATATTTGCTCTATATCCTGTCTAGCATCTGCTTCGTTTTTATATAATTCATTTGGAAGAGGCACAGGACCAGCTACTATTGGTTGACCTAACTCAGGGTCAAATTCAATAACAGCTGTACCAGCTCTACCCCATTCTTCTTCTAATTGCTTTTTATTCATTGACCCTCTCGGAATCAACAATTTAACATTAGTTGAGCTAGATGCGTGTGCAACTATTAGGCTTCTAATTTTATTTATATATTCTTGTAATCCTTTAACTAATCTAACATCTGATAAAGGATAAGGGTTTCTATTGTGTCCATTCATAAATGTTACTAATGGATAATTTTCTATAGGCTTTATTTTTTTATATAGCATTTGGTCGCCTATTGATACACAACATTCAATTCTATCTAATATTATTTCTACTATTTGTATAAGACTGTCTTCAACAAGTGTAGCTATAACCATTGGTGTTAATTTAGTTGTAGACCCAGGAACCGAATATTCATTTTCTTCTCCTTTAATAGGCACAATCTCACCAGTTGATGGGTCTTGAAACTCATGAAAAACGCCACCATACGTATCATACACTCCTTGTAATTTAGCTACTTGATTTTGATTTGTAACAAATTCAGGTTGTGAATCTCTTCTTTCAACTAAAAATACAGGATTATCAAGATAGTCGTTAAACTGCTCTTCATCCATAATTTTTTCTTCGTCATTAAAAGGGTCATAGCTTCTTTTGTAAGGCACTTTAACTTTAGTGTAACGCTCAAATACTTCTAATTGCTTATCATCATCAGCGCTTCTTACATCTGCTTTATCATGAGGTATAACTTCTTCATGCCAAAGTTGACCTCTAGAAGTTCTTGGTTTATCAATATAGCTAGTTTCTGTAGCCTCTAAAATTATTTCAGAATAAGAAGAGAATGTTTTTAGTAATTCAGACTGCATCATCTTTCTAGCTATAATAACATGAGCAGCATCTTTTAAATATGCATCTCTACATGCAGGGTCTATATATAAATCCAATGGATCAATAGCACAAAGCTTTATATCGCCTTTACCAAAATCAGCTAATGGGTCTGCGTATGCCATCATAGCACCCATGCCCTTGACGTAGTAATCATCAATAACTTGTTTTAATACGCCATTGCCGTTATTTTGGTCCCATACCCAGCTTAACAAATCAGAAAATACTCGTGCTGTATTATTATCAGAATCATCTCTTCCAGTACATTGAAATCTAGGTCTGTTAGAAGTTAACAAAGCTTTTGCTTGTTCAACTGCTGGATAAATTGTATTTACTACTATTGGTTCTTGAGCTCTAGCTCGTAATACTTTGATGTGATCATCAGACCATTGCTTACCATTTCTAAACTCGTTATCTTCAGTAGCTTGCTTAGCCCAGTTCTGACGGGCAGACGAATATTCTTGAAGCAAATCATGCGTTAACTGTACATCTTCATTTATTTCAGGCATAGTTTCCTTACAAAAATTGCCTTTAATTTAATTTAAGTTGGTATCTCCTGCAACCTAAAATATTAAATTATGCAGTCATCCATGAATTTTTATTGATTATTATGCCTTTTTTCTGATTTTTTTCTGTAGATTTTGAATATTCTCGATGATTTGGGGGATAAACCTTTTTAGTTGCATAATATAATCCATCTAGTAAATCATCATGTTTACCTCTAGGATATAATAGCAATTCGTCCTTTAATTCTTGCATATCTTTGCGAATAAATGTTTTTTTCATTGCGAAATAAGGTTCCATAGTTTCAAGCCTAGAAGACTTAGAATTTCTAGGATTTTCTCTAATCTCAAGACCTGGTACAAATAGATTTTCTTCTTCACATCTTTTTTTAATATATTCTCGTAACATTTCCTGATACCCAACTGATTCTATCCTAGTCTTGTCTGGTTTGTATATTTTAAACTGAGTTAATATTTTTTCAGCTAATTTCAAAGGAGTAGCCCTATCTCTGTAATAGGGAAGTACAAAGCGGTTATTATCCTTATCGACAGCTACAGTAACAACTGTTGAAAAGTCAGCAGTTTGTTTAGTAGATGACGCAGGGTCTACTCCCATAAATATGTTGACGGGGCGGTACTCTTCAACGGATGAGTTGCTATCAATGGAGGTGATGTGGAGGTAAGCACCGCTATCCCGTCTGACGATATCTCCTTCATAGTATCTTAAATAATCTTCTCTAAATAATTGGTCTTCGTCTCCAACTACTTCGCACATATACTCCCTATAAAATACACTAACTCTGTTAATGGACTCAAGTTCTTTCTTTTTTTTCTGTAATTTTTTTATTGGCTGCCATTCTTCCCATAATGCTTTATTATTATCTAAATCAGGTTTAAATAACATATTCTTCCACCCATCCATCTCTTTTAGAGTCTCAACAATGCATCTTTGATGTATTGGAGTTCCAATAACAGCCAATCTACCTTTCTTAGGGTCAAGTGATGGTATTGCACTTTGAAGTAGCCATCTAAGGTTTGATTCCATAGCTTCAGAAGTCTTTGTATTATTTTCATCCTCAGGATCATCAAGTATTATTAATGTAGGTCTTTGATTTCCATGTTTAATACCACGAAGCTGCTGGCCTGTACCTTTGCATACTATCATAGTACCATCTTTAAGTTCAATCTCGGTTTTAGCCCATGACCTAGCTGAATGCTGTCCCCAATATCCAAATACAGCTCTAAATGTTTCAGAATAATCAAATACATCTTTAATTGTACCTAATAATTTTACAGCATGGTCTTGAGTCCTTGATACTAGCACAATTAGCTTAGGTCCTTCATCAAACATTATATGATGCATAGGAAATACACCACCTACTATAGATGACTTTGCATGTCCCCTAGGTGCTATTATATTTACTTGCTTTTCATGTTTGTTAGATAAGACTTTTGCTACTTGATAGTGAAAATCAGGGGATGGCGCAGTAAACATATTTGGCATAACTATCTTACCAAACAATATCATATTATCTCTAAGTTTATTCAGCTGAGCTGTCGGGATGTTCGGCATCTTCAACCTTTCTTTCTAGTAATACACGCTTATCTTCTTGTTCTAACGCTTTTGTTATTGTACTTGAGACATCTAGCTGCACTGTATCTGTAGTAATCTTTTTATTTGGCTTCATTTCCAGTAGATCCATAAATACATCGCCTACTTTTAGCATATTAGAGACATCACCTTTCTCTTTCGCCATTTCTGCTGCTTCTATATGCAAATCAAGCACAGAATCTTTGGTAACGCCTTTCTTACTTAAAAGTTCCGCTATTTTTTCATCTACCATATCTTTTATTTCCTTTGTTTTAAACAATCTTCTGGCTGTAACAGCAGGATTCTTTTGGTCTGGCCTGTATATCTGGCCTATTTTCTCCCAATCTAGCTTACCATCAGCCATTTTCATTGCAACATAGGCTGCAACCGCTTCTTTCGCCCTAGTTGTCTTTTTTTCTTTTTCTATCCAATGAGTTGGTTTTACGTGTGAGTAAACACCAGCTTCCTTATTAGGCTCATATAATAGTTTAGAGTTATTGGATATCCATTGTGTACCATAACACATTTTAATATTGGTCTTTGTTCGGCCATATTTGTCCGTATATGTAGCTCGTCTAATGCATTTACCAATATATCCGTCATCACTAATACCATATTCATCATCATATACATTCTTCCAATGTTTATATTTAATACCTAAATCCCTAGCTTCTGATTTAGTGTATACCGTATAATTACCGTCTCTTCTTTTTATAGTATCCACGCACCTCCCAGTATTTGTACCTATAATGCTTTTCAAATATATTATCGTCGTTATCGTTTAACCTAAGATATTTCTTACCTTTGTAGGTAAAAAAGTCATCCTCTTCCCACTTGCATACATAATGTGGTGCTATTCCTATCATATTAGGATTATTGCAATTATGTATCTCTTCTAAAGGTTGTACTAGTAATAATACTAGCATATATGTACTTACTACGTCTATCACTGGAAAAATAGGAGCATAACAGCTAATACGAGTTTATCTATTAACCATAGGGCTACCAGTACTATTAGTGTTAATTTATTATCGTTATCCATACGTGTTATGTAATATATACATGTAAAGTAGAGTAGAAAGTACTATACGTGTATAAGTACTTTAATCCATACTCTCATTTACTTTCCTCTATAAGTTCTTTTTGTGCTTCTAGTAAACGATCTGTAAGTAACCTACGTGCTATGTCACGCTCAGCAGTGTAAAATTCGAAGCATTCACTAAAGGTCAACTTTTCTCTATCAGCGTCTTTTAACGTAGTCGCTTCTTCCCACTCACCTGTACTAACATCAAACACATCATATAGTTTCAGTTTGTCTTTATTCGCCATAGCGTAATATACAACATGAGAGTACTCTCTTCAAAATTATATCTAGAATGGGTGTGGTTGAATACGTATCAGACCACCCCCCTTGTTTTAGGGGTTAGGGGGGTTGATTACGTTGAGTTCGTTTGTTCGATTTGTATTGAG